AAACACAAGTTGAAAAGACAGACGTAATTGAAGATGTTGTGGTCGCTCCAGAGGCAGATGCATCAGTTGCAGAGGTTACTGAGGAAGTTGCTAAGGCAGAAGAGGTTGAGACAGCAGATGTTGTCAAGACTGATGAAGTTGTAGCAGAAGAGATTGTAAAAGCAGAAGATGCTGAAGCAGTCGAGGCAGTAACAGAAGCAGTTGTAGAAGTATCTAAGTCAGAAGAGGTAATTGCAGAAGCAGTTACTGAAATGAAAAATACTCTAGAATCAGCCTTTAGCGATCTAGTGTCAACAGTAAAGTCTTTGCAAGCAGAAGTAGAACTTCTTAAGTCTTCAAAGGTCGATGTTGATACAGTAAAGGATTCATTTGCAGCAGTTGCAAAAGATATTGCAGCAGTATCAAATGAGTTTAATGAATTTGGAAAACGAGTAGACGCTGTGGAAGCAGACACCGCATTCCGAAAGTCTGGAGATATCGGCGATATCTTTCAGAATCAACCTGAAACGGTTGAAAAATCCCTATGGGGCGGTAGTTTCCTCAAAACAGCCGATCTATTCAAATGAACAAATCACTAGGAGGTGACAATATGTCAGAAGAAATAATCAAAAACCAGCCAGGCGCAGGTTCAGATCTAGGTGGAACAGCACCAGGACTTTACCAGGGCCAAGGTGCTTTCGCATCAGGTGGAATTGGTGGAGTAGCAAACCCAGGTGCAGATACACTTGGTAACATTCCAACAGCAACTCTTGGATCTACAAGCGGAGCAAACGCTGTTAACCCTAGTGGTTCAGCGGCTTCTGGAATTTTGCGCCCCGAGCAGGCACGTCGTTTTATCGACTATGTTTGGGACGCTACAGTATTAGCAAAGGATGGCCGTCGTGTAACAATGAAGGCTAATTCAATGGAACTTGAGAAGGTAAATGTCGGTGAGCGTGTAATTCGTGCAGCAGCGCAAGCAATTGGTACATACACAAACACAGGCGCAACATTCTCTAAGGTCGAACTTACTACCAAGAAGATTCGTCTTGATTGGGAAGTAACAGCAGAATCAGTGGAAGATGGTGTAGAAGGTGACGCTCTAGAAGATCACTTAGTACGCTTGATGACCAACGCATTCGCAAATGATATCGAAGATCTCGCTATCAATGGTGATGGTGCAACAGGATCATTCTTGTCAATCATGGATGGCTTTGTAAATAAGGCAAAGACAAACGGAGATGCACATGAGTCAGTAGTAACCGTAGCAGATAATGCTTGGACACCTGATGTAATGCAGGGCATCATCAATGCAATGCCACGTAAGTACCGTGCACTTAAGAACAATCTTAAGTTCTACGCAGGTACAGATGCATTCGGTGGAATCGTTAAGAACAACGGTACACTTGCTGATGCAGTAGCAGAAGCATTTGCTGGACAGGTCCCAGGATCAACCCAGGCAAACCGCCAATCATACCTTGATGGTATCGGACAGACATTCGGTGGAGCACGTACAACTCGTGTTCTCGGAATTGAAGTTCAGGAAGTTCCTTACTACCCAGCAGGCTATATCGATTTGACATTCCCTGCAAACCGTGTATGGGGATTCCAAAGAGACATCACTGTAAACCGTGAGTACGTAGCGAAGAAGGATACAATTGAATACACTGTATTCGTTCGCTTCGGAATCAACTGGGAAGAAGAGGATGCAATCGCATTCGCTGACGCTGCTTCAGATTCATAATCTGTAAACAGTACCTTTAATGGGGGGCGGGAGTTCACTCTCCTGTCCCCCTTAATACTTTAATGATATAATACAAACAAGGAGGATACAATGGAAAATAATAATTACAATAAGCCGTTTTCAGTAGACAATGCTGAAGAGCAAGCACATGTGGATGCGCCAGTAGTAGAGGCACCAGTAGAACATGTTCCTGTAGCAGAGCCTGTAGTTGAGCCAGTAGTAGAAGCACCAGCAGTAGAAGCACCAGCAGTAGTAGAGCCAGTTCAAGCACTAGGCTTTACAGAGACAGGTGCTATTGGATCAATGGCAGCAGACGGCCCAAGCAAGACAATTAACACAGATGTAGACCTTTTAGAAAAGGTGGCACTTCACTCAACAAAAAGCGTTCGTTGGGAAGAGGTTGGCTCACTTACTAAGGGATACAACATTGTTACAAAAGCACAAGCAAATAAATGGCTAACTCGGGGGCATGTTCGCATTGCTTCACCAGAAGAAGTCCAGAAGGCTTTTGGATAATTAAAGATGGAGATATTGAGAGTTTCGCCATATGCAGAAATCTCTGTTGATTTTTTAGTTCCTGCGGGAATAACATCATCAACTATAACCGCCAACGTAACAGATATGGCGGATCTTTCAGTATCGACACTAACCTTTTTAAATAAATCATCAGGAAACATTATTGATATATCTTTGCCAGGAAACTACGACTCTTCCTATAGAGTTGAAATTGTTAAAAATCTTGGAGCAGTTGGAGAAGTAATTCTTCAGGATGAAACTTATGAAATTGTAAGACCCTATGTAGACCCATCAACAAAAGCGTCTACAGCATCAGACATTGCTACCTACACAGCAAATGAAGAAATTGCAAGAGCAATCATTGACTCAATAGTTACAGAAGGATTTTACTATAAGAAAAAAGTTTTACATTTTACAGGTACTGGAGCAGACTACCTACCAATCTGGGATGATGTAAAGAAAGTTTTGGCGGTATATGAAAACAATAAGTTAGTAGAAGATAGAGAATACGAAGTCTCATCAGATAAAACAGCAATCATTGAGAAATCATCAGACAACATTAATCGTGCAGAATCTTCTCCACTAGTTTTACCAGCAGCAGCATCAGATTCTCTGGACCCACAGTTTATTTATAGAGGGTTTGGTAAGACCTGGGATTACTTAATAACTGTTGAGTATGGGTACACATCAGTTCCATCAGATATTGTTAGAGCAACAGAGATGCTCATTCACGATCTAGAGTGTGGAAAGTTAGATTATTACAAAAGATTTATTTCTTCTTATAACACAGATCAATATAGAATTCAGTTTGATAAGGGTCTTTTCGAAGGAACGGGAAACATAATTGTAGACAAGATACTTTCAAAGTATACTAAGTCTATTACAAAACTTGGGGTATTGTAATGACAGTTTGCGAAAGCCCCGACTTCATGTTTCCAATGCAGGCATCTGTATATCATCCAATAGTAGAACAAGGAGACTTTGGTTCAATCAAAAAGCACTGGGTTTTAGATAGAGTTTTTGCATGTAGTTTTAGTACTGGAGGTTCTGCATTTAAAGAAGAAGTAAAGCCAAATGTCAACATTACACAAAATTCAATTCTTGTCGGAAGATCAAAGTCTGATATCAGAATCTCTTCTCTTGATAGTAAGAATGCTTTAACCAATATCTTGATATCTGACATTAAAGATCAAGAAGGTAACCTTATCTACATGGAGACATCTGGTCCTAGATCTGGTAAAGGCACACTTTTTGAAATAGCAACCTTTGAGCCTTTTACTGGACCGTTTGGAACTGTAGAATCCTACAAGTTAGTAATAAGAAGATCAGAGAATCAGTCAGGTGATGTATGATAACAACATTTAACTCAAAGCAGTTTAAAAAAGATATGAATAATATAGTTAACTACTCTATTGGATTTTTAGATGGGGTACACAAAGGCAAGACAGTATTTTTAAAAACTCTGGGAATGGAAACTGTTGAAGTAATGAAAGAATTTATAGACTCTAACGCAAGAGTAAACCCAGAGATGCTTCATCACATATATGAGTGGAATCTAACTGGAAGTCCAGAAGCAAGGCTTTACGACATATCTTACACAGTCAGTAATTTAGGACTATCTTTTAAATCATCTTTTAGTCAGTCAAGATCAATCAAGGATGGATCACGAACACCTTTTTATGACAAGGCCAGAATTATGGAAAATGGTATTCCAGTTACAATTAGACCAAGGGCTGCACAAGTTTTGGCATTTGATGACAATGGAGAAACAGTCTTTACTCGTGGCCCAGTTGAAGTTTTAAATCCTGGAGGAACACAAGTTGAGGGTGGTTTTGAAAAAACCTTTGATATGTTCTTTAATAGATATTTTTCACAAGCATTCTTAAGAACAAGCGGGATAGCAAGATATCTTGAAAATCCACAGGTATACAAAAAAGATCTGCCAGCAGGAAAAAATTTGGGTAGATCTAAGGGCATAGCAACTGGATATCGCTGGATTGCTAACGCAGGGTTGGGTGCATAATGGCTACAATTCATCATCCACCTACAATTATTAATGCTTACTTGGCAGCCAAGATAAGCCCAAACTTTGACCCAGATACAAATACAAGCGTTGGAACAACGTATTTTTTTCCAACACTACCAACAGAAATTGATTCATTGACAGAAACATTTCCACAAAGTAATGGTGTGTTTGGAGTATATGACAGAATGTTTAAAATGAGAAGGACTCCATTCCCATACATCAAGTGTGAACAGTTGCTATACTATTTTTATTCTGTAGGTGAGGCAGCACAAGCAAACATGATAAAGGTTCAACAGCAAGTAAGTGATTTGCTTGATAATGCAGATGACTCAGCACAAGACCTAAACGAGTGGGCAGTGGCAAACCTAGATTATGAAACCTTAGATTCTAAGCCTGTGTATTTCCATAATTTTAAGATCTATCAACTAGAAGAGACAAGAGACATTGTTGACTTTGGCACAGCCCGTACTTATGCTGGGAATAAGATAATCATAGACTACGACTGGCATCCTCTAGAACTAAACCCTTAATAAAGGGTGTTATAATTAAGGTGAGGAAACAAGCCCTTTTAATAAAACGAAAGAGGTGAAATATATGGCATACAGCCGTGGTTCAAGTAGTAACATTATCGTAGGTGCAGCAGCACTATTTACGCATGATGGCCCAATCGGATACGTATCAAATACTGGATTAATTACTGACGCTCAAGCGTCAACAGATCTTCCAGCAATGACAGCATCCACAACATCTTATAAGGAAACTTTGTCAAATGACACTGACTACACAAATATAGGATACACATCGAATGGTTTGGAACTCGCATTCCAGCCAGACTTTGGTGATGTAGCAGTAGATCAACTTCTCGACGTTGCTCGTTTATTCAAGCAAGGTATGACAGTTAATCTAAATACATCTTTTGCAGAGGCAACACTAGAAAATCTTCTAGTAGCAATTGCATCAAATGAGGAAATCGCAACAGGATCTAACCTATCGACACTAAGAATGTCTGCAGGAGATATTGGCGACGTTCCACTAGAGCGTGGTATCGTAGCAGTAGGACCAGGATCTGGTTCAGCATCGATCAACAAGGAAAGAATCTACGTAGCATACCGTGCACTCTCAATTGAGAATGTAACAGTATCTGCAAAGCGTGACGAGGCTTCAATGTTTGAAGTTTCATTCCGTCTTCTTCCAAATGACAATGCGTCATACGGTAAGATCGTAGACCGCACACTCGCAGCACCATCAGCATAATACAACTTAATATGAGAGGCTCAATCCTTCGGGGTTGGGCCTTTCTGTTTGGTATACTTATATAATGGCAACAAAAATATATGACACAAAAAAAATATACCTAGTAGACGATAGGGTTGTTATTGCTGCCCCACTAAAAATAAAATATCTAAGAGAGTTTTTAGATACCTTTGAAACAATCAAGGAAGCAAAGACTGACGACGAATCAATATCTATCCTGGCCCACTGCGCTCTTATTGCAATGCAGCAGTACTGCCCATCAATTAAAACTATTGATGATTTAGAAGACAGCCTAGACTTGCCAACTATCTACGATGTTATTGATATTGCTGCAGGAATAAAAATTAATGAAAAGTCAGAAGAGCCTGTTAAAGAACAAGCCGTTGATAGTGGATCTTCTTGGGATACATTAGATTTGGCAAAACTAGAGTCAGAAGTTTTTTTAATTGGCATATGGAAAGACTATGACGAATTAGAATCATCAATGTCTATGCAAGAGTTAACAGCAACTTTAAAAATAAAAAGAGAACTAGACTATAGTGACAAAAAGTTTTCTGCTGCCATGCAGGGTGTAGATTTAGATAAAAACAACGGCAGGGGTAATGAATGGGAAGATATGAAGGCCAGAGTATTTAGTAAAGGTGCTGCTGGAGATGGAAATGATATTCTGGCTTTACAAGGCGCAAATGCTGAGAGGGCTGGTTTTGGAATAGGCATGGGACTTGATTATGAGACTTACGATTAGTCAAAAATAAGCCTGCGCTATGGTATAATTAACTAAACCTTATAAGGAGGAATAAATGGCAACCGCCACTGAAGAAAAGACAGTAACACTAATA